GTACCATCCAGGCTCGCATTGATCATCCAATTTCGCAATTGGATTTTCATAGAGAGTCCAGGAGTCGTCTCTCGACGACCTATCGATAGACCGGCTCTTACTAAGCTGTTTTCTAAACAGCTCCTCCCAGTTAGGAGGTTGCCTCTCTTTTGAGGGAGAGATACAAGTGAGAGTGCGGTGCTCAAACCGTTGGAGATCTTTGTTAAATCTCCTTCGGAAAAAGCAGTCATTGCTAGCTCCAGGAAAACAACGAATTACGGCTGGAAGCTGTAACTCGCTCCTGGGATACACGTAGCCACCCTCGGTTTCAATAACTGAAACCAAGGAAGCAGCATTGGTGTAACCGAATTTAGCGATAAAAAGATTTGCTAAATCCGCGTTAGTGACGATAGAGGTACGCGACCTAGAAAGGTATTTGCGAACTCGAACGGGTGTGACATCCACTCCTTGGTGGAAATCTCCCCCGCATGATTCGCGAAAGGGACCTTTAAAGTAGGATTTGTCGAGATTGACTTTAAGGCCAATCTTTTCAAGTCCCATCATTATGGGCTCAAAAAATTGAGTATCCGTAATAATGTCGTCGCCGTAAACGTACACGTTGGGGATGGAGTTTTTATATCCATAACCTAATGTACGGATGGTTGCCACCGCGCATGCCCAAAAGACAAGCGCTTCAACTGGGAAGCAACAGGAACTGCCCATAGGGGCAAATTTCTGAAGCTTCACAACTTCACCATTTGGCAAGATCGTCTCCTCGGAGCGACAAGCTTCGAGGGCCCTGAACCAATTAGGAGGGAAAACCCTCTTCACGAGTTCAAGGGAAACACGATCTGATGCGTCCGACAAATCGATCGTAGCTAGTTGTTTATCACCTTTCGATGATGAGCAAGCAAGCTCCCGATTTATCGTCTGGTCTTTGAAATTAACAAAGCCAGAGGTGAGGTCGTGGGACTCAATGGTCTGATAGAGGAGTTTCATGATCCCCTGCTGAATGAACATAAATTCAGCAGGTTCACATGATATTACTCTAGGACCACGAGAATCCTTCGGGACGAGACAAACTCGTGCCCTAGGGACTGACATGGGCAAACTATTCTCTAATCGTTCAAACTCATCAGCAAGATGAGAATGATTGAAAAAGAAATAGTCAGAATAAGGGT